CTGCGATGTACTGACGAGGTACTTCTTGCTGGTGGTCTTGGTGCGCGCGCCCACGTGCAGGCCGCCGGACGAGTAGGGCGGATCCGTCAGCAGCATGTCCAGGGAGTCGTCGGGGAGATTGCTGACCAGGTGCAGGGCATCGACCTGGTGCAGCTGGTTGAGGGGATAGGCCGGTACCGGCGCGTTGTTGCTCTCTGTGTTCACGGTGATTCCATATCGGGTTATGACGCGCCGACACTGACGCGGCGCCCAACATTCTCTGCACGCGCGAAGCACCGGGCGATAGGCGGCCGCTGTACCGGCTGCGGGCACAGCGCCGCCTTGCTGCGCTCCACGTGCGCGCGAGGCACCATCGTGGCCATGGATATGAACGAATCTCTCCGGCTGCTGCTGAACCTGGTGCGCAAGGGCACCGTGCTGGCGGTCGATTACGACAAAGCGCTGTGCCGCGTGGCCACGGGCGAGCTGGAAACCAACTGGTTGCCCTGGCTGACGCTGGCCGCCGGCAAAACCTTGACCTGGGAACCGCCGGAAGAAGGCGAGCAGATCCTGCTGGTATGCCCAGGCGGCGACCCGGCCGAAGGCGTGGTACTGCGCGGCCTGTACGCCGACGACAACGCGCCACCGAGCAACAAGCCGACCACCCACATGCGCCTGTTCCCCGACGCCGCGCGCATCGAGTACGACCACGACAGCCACGAGCTGGTGGTCGACCTGCCGGACGGCGCCACCGTCCTGCTTTCCTCGCCCGGTTCTGTGACGATCAAGACCGCCACCGCCACCATCGAGGCCGACAGCGCGACCGTGAAAGCCGACACCATCACGCTGGACGCCTCGAGCACGCATTGCACGGGCGACCTGTCCGTCGATGGCGGCATTGATGCCCAGGGCACCGTCCACGCCGGCGGCGACGTGCTGGCCGGATCCACCAGCCTGAAAAACCATATCCACATGGAGCAGGGCGACGGCAAACCAGTGAGCAAACCGCTATGAGGGGCATGGACGCCACCACCGGCCGGGCCATCGCTGGCATGGCCCACTTGAACCAGTCCATCGGCAAGTGCCTGACCACGCCGCTGTTCTCCCGCGTTTGCCGCCGCCTGTTCGGGTCCGAGCTGGCCGACCTGGTGGACGCGCCGACGAACCCGGCCACGTGCGTGCGCCTGTACGCGGCCGTCGCCACGTGCCTGATGAAAAACGAGCCCCGCCTGCGCCTGACCCGCGTGCTGTTGATCCTGGATCCGGCCGCGCCTGGCTCTGTCGTCATCGACGTGCAGGGCACCACCACCATTTCCCCGGACGCGGTATCCGTTCGGGTCCAGTTGAAGTAAGGAGCAACCCAGCATGACCGTGGCCACGCCCATCGACCTGTCCCAGCTGCCATTCCCTGGCGTGGTGGAGACACTTGACTTTGAAACGATCTATGCGCGCCGCAAGGCCCGCCTGCTGTCCCTGGTTCCCGCCGACCAGGTGGCCGATGTCACCGCCGCCCTGGAGCTGGATTCCGAGCCCATGGCCATGCTGCTGCAGGAAAACTCCTACGAGGAAATCGTGTGGCGCCAGCGCGTCAACGACGCCGCGCGCGCCAACTTCCTGGCCTTTGCCATGGATGGCGACCTGGACAACCTGGTTGCGCTGCTGGGCGTGCAACGCCTGGTGGTCACGCCGGCGGATCCTGACCACAACGTGGCCGAGGTCAAGGAAGGCAACACCGACCTGCGCAAGCGCGCGCAGCTGGCCCCGCTGGGCTTCTCCGTCGCCGGTCCTGCCGATGCCTACAAGTCGCACGCCATGGGCGCCGACGGCGCGGTGTTGGATATCGCCGTCAAGAGCCCAGAGGATGGCCGCGTGCTGGTCACGGTGCTGTCCCGCGAGGGCGACGGCACCGCCAGCCAGGCGCTGCAGGACAAGGTGACGGCGACCCTGAGCGCGGCCACGGTGCGGCCGCTGACCGACCACGTGCTGCTGCAGTCCGCTGGCATCGTGCCCTTTGCGATTCGCGCCACGCTGTTCATGCTTCCCGGCCCTGACCGCTCCCTGGTGGTGGCCGAAGCGCTGCGCCGCGTCCAGGCCTACGCCGAGGAATGCCGCCAGATCGGCCGCGAGGTGGCCGTGTCCGGCATCATGGCCGCGCTGCATATCACCGGCGTGGAGCGCGTGCAGCTGGCCGAACCGCTGGCCGATATCGCCACCACGGACGTGCAGGCGCCGTACTGCACCGCCATCGAGCTGGGCGAGGGCTAACCATGTCCTACCTGCTGCCACCGAACGCCACGCCGCTGGAGAAAGCCATTGCCGAGGCCTGCGCCGATATCGCCAACGTGGCCATCCCGCTGCGCCAGCTGCTGAACCCGGACACGTGCCCGCTGCACCTGCTGCCCTACCTGGCCAACTTCTTGGCCGTCACGCCCTGGGAGAACACCTGGACCGAGGCGCAAAAGCGCGGCGTGATCCGTTCGGCCTACCTGGTGCATCGCCAGCGCGGCACCTTGGCCGCCCTGCAGCGCGCCCTGGACGCCCTGGGCGTGTCCACCGACGTGGTGGAGTGGTGGCAGACCGTGCCCGAAGGCGCCCCGTACACCTTCCGCGTGGACGTGGAAGTGTTCGACGGCATGGACACCAGCTACGTGCAGACCATCAACCACCAGATCGACGCCGTGAAACCCGTGCGCAGCAGCTACACCGTGCGCCTGATCGCCCGCCCCAGCATGAAGGTGGTGGTGGGCACCGGCATCACTACCTTAACCACCATCACCATCTATCCCAAGCCATGACGACCTTCTATTCGCTTCCCACGCCCGCCGGCGAGGCCGAGCTGGCCGGCGCGCTGGCCGCGCAGCAGACCGTACCATTTACGCATATCGCCATTGGCGACGGCAACGGCGCCCCGGTCATCCCGGACGGCCGCACCACGCTGGTCCACCAGGTGGACGAGGTGCAAATCACCTCTATCCGCCAGCACGCCGTCCACGCCAACTGGATCATCCTGGAAGCGGCGGTACCGGAAGAACGCGGCGGCTATACGATCCGCGAGCTGGCCGTAAAAGGCGGCCGCACGCCTGGCACGGTGCTGGCCGTGGGCAACTACCCGGAAGTGGAAAAGCCGGCCGTGGACAGCGGCGCCGCCACGGCCATGATCCTGCGCATGGTAGTGGCCTTCGAGCATGGCACTGCCGCCATTAGCCTGGCCGTGGATCCGATGGCCTACGCCACGCTGCAGACCGTGCTGGACCAGATCGCGGCCCATGAGGCCAAGGCCGACCCGCACCCGCAATATCTGACGGCCGCCGAGGGCGCCGCCCAGCTGGGCCAGGGCGTGGCCGACCACGAAGCTAAGGCCGACCCGCACCCGCAGTACATGACCGCCCTGGAAACCGGCCTGGCCCTCATCGACCACAAGAACGAATCGGACCCGCACCCGCAGTACATGACGGCGGAGGAAACCACGGCCGCCATCGGCGGGCATACCGCTGCAGCGGATCCGCACCCGCAATACCTGACCCCCGCCGAGGCCGACGCCAAGTACGCCGCCCTGGGCAATTTATCGACCGCCGATGTGCTGGCCGCCTTGGCCGGCGCGCGGGCTCGTCGCACTTTCTTAGCTTCCCTGTAAGGAGAAAACATGCCATTGAAAAACGGACTCTTGGCCAAGAAGGCCCTGACCAGAGACACCACCACCAAGCTGAACTACGCCGTATCGGCTGGCGCCGTGGCCACGCTGTGCGCCAGCGTCAGCAACCGCGTCAACGGCCCGGCCATTGTCTCGATCTGGCTGGGCGCCAATGACCCGCCGATTGACGACGACCACATCTACACCGGCGAGGTGGCCGGCTATGGCGGCTTCGACCGCAGCGGCCTGGCCGCGTCCGCTGGCGAATTCCTGACGGTGCGCGCCAGTACGGACGCCATCAGCGTACGCCTGCATGGCTTTGAGGAGGCAGCGTAATGGCACATTCAACGTTCAACCAGGGCGGCTCCGGCGGATCCTCTTCCGGGTCCAACAACGTGATGACGGCGAGGGCCAGTAACGCGGCCGTGAACATCGACGACCTGCTGTACATGAACGGGCTGGGCTATGTGTACCCGGCGCAGTCCACCGCCTGGGCGACTAATGCCGCCGGCAGCTTTAATGCCGCAGCGGTCATTGTCCCGGAAACGGCTATCAGCGCTTCATCCTCCACGCCGGTTTGCGACGTGCGCCAGTGCCTGTGGGTCAACCCTGCCGACCAGTGCATTTTCATCCTGTGTGGCAGCACTAGCGCCATTCCCACGATCCACAAGTTCAGCCCGGCCGGCATCCTGCTGACCACTATCAATGTGGACAGTTCCGGTGCTTCGGTGGCCAGCGCCTTCAACCTGGTGCAACTGTCCAACGGCAATCTGCTGGCGACTTGGGGCTTTAACAGCCCCTCGCAGAAGTTCGCCATTGTGGACACCGACCTGAACCTGGTAACGGCCGCCACCGTGATACCTGGCCCGGCTTCCGGAATCCAGAACTGGATCCATGCCATTGCCTTGAAAGATGGTGGCTTTGCCGTGGTCATCACCGCTGCCACGTCTGGCGCCTATTCCGTGTTCTTCGGCGTCTATTCCAACACCGGGGCCGTGGTGCGCGCATCGAGCGCCATCCCCAACACGTCCCTGCTGCAGAACGGCGCGCGCTGCGCCCAGCTCTCCAACGGCAACATTGCGGTGGCCATCAATTCGTCCGCCGTGGCCCTGGGCATCGCCATCTTCAACACGGCCGGCGCGGCGGTGTTGAACTACACGGCCATCGACAATGCGGCCGGCGGTGGCCAGCTGGAAATTTCCTCCCTGGCCAATTCGGGATTCTTCTGTGTTGGCGTGGAAACGGGCGCCGGTACGGCCACGTTCTATGTGCTGAACAACGCCGGCGCGCTACAAGGTGCATCGCTGCCCGTGGCCCAGTACGCCAACGGCCCGTCGCCCAAGTTCAGGATTAAGAACGATGGCGCCTATTTCTGGGCGCTGTACCTGACCAATGCCGGCGTCTGCACCGTTGCACGCTTCCCTACCACCGGCGCGTCCAATGCCGTGCGAACGGATATTCCTGTCAGCACCTACACGTTCATTTCAGACTTCATCCTGGAGCGGGACATGATCGTGTTCGCCCAGACCAGCAAGTTTTATGTACTGGCCCTGCGCGTCGATGGCTATGTGTCCCTCATTTCGCAATCGACTTCGGCCACGGCACTTTTCCCCTCACCCGACACCCACACGCTCAAAGCTGGCGGCGACTTCACCATGGCGGTCTTTACGCCACCCAATGGCAGCGTGGCCGCGAGAATCCGCGTGTGGCGCTACCTCGACGTGGCCATGCTGGGCGTGTGCCAAACCACCTTGGCGGCCGGGAACAAGGACGCTCTGGTGCGCGTGGCCGTAGGACCATCCGTGCAGCGCATCAACCCGCTTCCAGGCCCCGCCGCAGGCGCGTTTGACAGTAGCAGCAGCCGTGTGGTGGGCAATAAGGGCTACCTGCTGCAAAACTCCGTTTCCATGAAAGGCTACTGATGCCATACCTGATTGACATTGCCACCGGCACCCCTCACCTGGTCAGCACGGCACCGCGCTGGCACCACGGCATGTGGGACTGCGGCGACCAGCGCTTCGTTGATACTGAGCGTAAGCTGTACCGCTTGCCGGCGCCGACCATCGGCCCCAATGAGTTCTATTTCCAATGGACGATGGCCGAGCAGGTGGCCATCGAAGAAATCCGCCAGGTGGATCCTGTGGTCAAGCTGTTCATGCGGCGCCTGGACGATCCTCGCACCACTGAGGTGGTGTTAGGTGATCCGGCCGTGCAGGGCGCCGTGCGCCACACCGTGAACCAGCTGGTGGACAAGGGCGTGATCGCGGAGGCCGAGGCCGAAGGCCGCATCGAGGCGATTCTGGCGGGTCCGGTCAAATGATCCGCCGTCCCTGGCGTTACGCGCTTGCGCGCGATGTGGCCTTGAATGTGCCAGCGCTGGCCGGCGTAACCTGGCAGCAGGCCGATGGCTTGGCGCACATCGAGCACGGCCAGATCCATATCCGCGCCGGCTATGCCTGGGACGGATGTTCCCCCAAGGTCGCGCGGCCGTTCCTGGACATGCTGCACCTGGGAATACCGGACGGCCCCTGGCACCTGGGCACCACGCCAACCTATCACGCCAGCCTGGTGCATGACGTGCTGTGCCAATGGCGCCGCGAGATTCCCGTCACCCGGCGCCAGTCCATCCAGGCTTTTGATGACCTGCTGCGCCTGGCCGGCTGGCGTTATCGCTGGCTCTACGTGACCGCCGTTCGCCTGTTCGGCCCGCGCCAGTTCGGGCCAGG